TAAACGCATCTATCTCGTTTGGTGGTATAGCACCAACGTTAACGTAAAAAGTACGTTTTTCTGGTGCTCTTACGATTCGATGTACTAACATAGCGTCTTCCATGAGAGCATATTGTTTGTATAGTTTACGCGCTGGTTCTACGTAAGAACGACCGTAAGGTAGGTAGTTAACATCCGATATAAGTCTAAAATGAGCCATTTCGTAGTTATCGAATCTAATAACGTTTGGGGATGGTGTTTGAGATGGACCACTATAGTAACCTGAGTCACCACCTGTGAAACCATCTGGGTTAAACTCAAATACTACCTCATCTGGGTTTTCAGGATTAAATCCTTCTTTACGTGCTATTTGAAATGCCGTATAAGGTCTAACGTTATATACACCAAACTTTTCTGATATTTCCATTTTGAGGAAAAAATCACCATATTTACACATTTGTCTAACCCAACTCCACATATTAAACTCTATGTTTAAAATATCGTAGAATAGGTTATATAATATTTTTTGTATGTCTTCGTTAGATGAACGTATAGATAATACTTCACCCATATCGTTTTTTAAGGTAGACTCATCTGCTATAATATCTAACGCTGATGCTATAATAGCGTCTTGATCCATCAAATCATATTCTGAGTATAGTTGGGTACGTAAGTATTGGTAGTTCATATTGAACTGCGCCCCATATAAAGATGTTGGGTTACCAGCATATAATCTACCATATCTATCAACTAGTGAGTTAGTTTCAAACTCACCCGATGTTTGGATAGTATTAGTATCAATAGTTGTGATTTGATTTCCACCTGTATTGCGAATAATCACATCAGTTGAAAATAATCTTTTTAGTCTTGGAAATAATCCTTTATCTGCCATCGTTGTTTATTGTTATAAATATTATAAAAGCCAGCCTATATCCTCTTTGCCGCCTATTCCGTTATCTAGTTTATATGGGTTTTCGTTATTTTGATTAACCGAGTTAAAACCCCCTTGGTATGCTACGCTACTTACCCCTATGTTTGATAACGAAGCTTTAGTTATATCTAAACCTCGTTGTCTAAACTTTAGTGCTGTATCTCTAATATACATCGCCATACCAAATGCCATTATTAAATCATCGTTATAGCCTGTTTGTGCCTCAGCTTTACCGTTCATCCAAATAAAAACTTTCATCTCTTCAACTAATCGTTTTGATTGTATTGTAACACTTCTATCAGTTACATATTCAACAAACTTTTGAACTACGATTGGTCTTGTTTTGGTTGACATAGTAAAACCAGCAGTCATCCTGCTATTATCTACATATGATTCAAAATACGAATCAACACTGGCTTCTCCACGCTGTGTGTAGTAAAGATTTGAATAGTTTCTTTCTATTACTTGTTGTATAGTAGCCCAACCAATAGATGCGTTTTCTATTACTAGTAAAGCGTTATTATATTCGGTTGCTAACCCAACTAAAAAGTTACCAAAGTCCTTGGTTGATAACTGACCTCGATATTCTGCTATTTGGGTATTACTTTCAACATCCATAACGTGAGCAGTAGAAAAGTCTCTACCATCACCTCGAGCAACGTCTGCTGTTATTATATAATCTTTAGTATAATCAGCATATTCCCAAATCCATAGATTTTCATCTGTACCTCGTTTTTCAACTGGGTCTTTTGCTTGGTTATTATTTATGTAATCAATATACTCACCATAAAATACAGTGTTACCAGATGATGAAAAATCGCAATCACACTCTTGTGCTGCTAATCTAGGATCACCTAATAGTTCATCTTGTTTATCTCTCCATGCTTGATTTCGTTCTGGATGGAGATTCCAAGGTAGTTTAATAGGTAAAAAATCGTTTTGTGCTGATTCTGCTTTAACCCACATCTGATGGAACCAGTTACCCGTACCGTTTGGTGTGGATAATACTATAGCACCACCACCCGTTGCTAAGGTTTGTTGTGCAGAAGCCCAAGTTTCGGCTACGTTTTCAACGAATGCTGCTTCATCAATAATCAGCAAAGAAACGGCTTCTGATCTTGCGGCATCTGGCGATGAGGATTTTGCTAATATCCTTGATGAGTTTGATAACTTAAGTGATAGTTTATTATTCTCTACTGCTGGAACTTTCAACCAACTTGGTAGATTTTCATACATAAACTGTACTTTCTGTACTAAGTTTCTTGCTGTTGCCTGTGTGGTAGCTAAGGCCATCACGGTTTTATTCTCGTGAAACGTCATCAACCATAAAGCATAACCTGCAGATAGGGTTGATATACCTAACTGTCTAGATTTTAGTATAATAGAATATGGGTTGTTATCTATTAACTTTAGTGCTTTTTCTTGGAAAGGGTAAAGACTAAATAATATTTTACCTCGTTGTGGGTGAGATATATAGCAGTATTTTTTAAAAAAATGTACTGGGTCGTTAGCACATTTGATGTATTCTGCTTTTATTATTTCGTTTATACTTAGTTGACCCATAGTATTATAGTACGATTAACACTAACGTTCCTACTAAAACAGTTGTTCCGCCTAGTTTAAATAGTTGGGTTTTGGCTTTTTGTTTTTTGAGGTCAAGTTGGAGTTGGGTAGATAAATCTTTTGATAACTTTAGTTGTTGAGAACGAGTACCAATAATATCTTCATAGTTATTAATTTTTAAACTTTGTTTAAAAATAATACTATCCTTAAGTGATATTTTTTGGTTTAATAAACCGAATTGTTCTTGAGTAAAAGATAGTTCTTCTTTGGCTTGATCACCTGTTGTAAGGTCTTCAATGATTAACCTTGCTATCTTATATTCTAATTCAATCGTTGTATCTTGTGAGTAACCAACGTTCAAGTTCAGAATCATCAAGATCAGTAATTTGCTGTAAATATATTTCATATGATCTTATTATTGATTTTCTTTGTTCTTCAACATTTAATATTTTTAGATCTAGTGAATCCGATTCCTTTTCTAAAGTTAATATTTCGTTATTTAAACTTATATTTTTAACTTTTAAACTGTCTACCTTTGATTCTAATAGATCTATTTTACCTTCATATTCCTTAGTATAAGCCTCATCTTGTATGAATAGGTTATAATAGTTGAAACATATGGAAATAAGTAATAATACTAATAAAGTATACTTATTAAATAATTTCACTTTCTAATTTTTTGATTTCAGATTTTGCTTCTTTTTTTAGAGCAGTTAATCTTTTTAGTTGCTCTTTAGATGCATCTTTTAAACTATCATCTTCAGCTGATTTAAAGGTATTAAGTTCAGTCTTAATATCAGCTTCGATTTGTTGTAAAGCTTTAATCTTAGCGTCTAAACGTTTAGTTTTTGAGGCGTTTTTTCTAGCACCTTTTGTTGCTTCTTTATCACCTTCTTCATCATCAATTTCTGATATTTTGATTACATCGTCTTGACCAGCTGCTTTCTTAGCTGCATCTATTGATGATTGATCTCCTTTATCTGCTTGAAAAGTAGCTTCCTCTAAGGTTGATACTATTTGCTCTTTAATGTATGATTTTAAATCTGAACGTTTCATTTATTATATTTTGTTATAAATATTATTAAGATATGGCTTCTTCGATTTGTTTAATACGTTCTTCTGTTGTACCACTGATTTCAGTAACATTATCGATTCTATGACCCCATCGTTTTAATAAAGTTATAATACTAAAATCAATAACATCTCTAAAATGTTCATCAGTTTCTCTAACACCGTTGTCTTCAATATCTAAACCTTGTGGTGAAATATAAAATATATGATCATAATCCTTTAAAAACTGAATAGCATATTGTTCAAATAAATCATATTCTACTTGATCAACTGATTTAGCTGCTTGAGTAAACGCTAATACATCTATAATAGTTCTGTCAGTTATGATATTATCGTTTAATAACTCAGCACAACGTTCAGCTAAAAATATAGTTTGACCTTTTAGTGTTGAGTCAGTATTTAGTGGTATACCTAAGTCACTTAAATATTTACTGCGTTCAGTAGCGAAGTTATAACCTTTAAACTTCTTATTTTCCTTAAGAGCGTTAACTAAAGTTGTTTTACCAACTGACATAGTACCTGTTAATCCTATTTTCATATTATTACTTTTTATCTATATTATCACAATATACGAAAGGGGGTTGGTAAATCCAACCCCACTCCCATATGTTTTAGTTTCTTGCTGATCCTGCATCCATAAGAATAGATGGTGTTTTATACCAAGGCAATCCTTCCCATTGTTTCTTCATCTCTTTCCACTCTTCTACTTCATAACGAATACCATATAGGTAATATTCGCCTTGTTTTTTATCTCCTTTAGGAAATAATGCTGGTCCATCCCAGTTATGAGGTTTGTTATCCCAACATATAGCGATTGTACCATCTACTGGGTTAACTAGTTTACGTGTTTTAGGATATTCACTTTCATCGATGATGGGCTCATAACCATCCTCCCATTCAGTTAAACGTTTTTTAAACTTACGCATAGCGTTTATTAAAGGCATATCATCATTTCTATCGAAATAATCCTTTAACTCGTTTTCATAGTGTTTTTGTCTTTGTTCA